TATCAAGTTTGCTTTACTGAGTAATGTTCGACCCATTTACTTATCTTAAAAATAAAAAATGTCTTTTAATTGGTAATGCTGTCTTAGACAAAGAACCTAATTATTCTGATTACGAAGTTATTATTAGAATGAACTTAGGTATAATGACAAAACCTTGTGATGTTTGGATAGATAACTTAGTCAATCAAGCACATAGTTTCTTATTAGATAAGTTAGGTTATTATCCTGAAATAAAAAACATCATAAGACTCAATGCAGAAAAGAACGGCAAACGAATGGAACGTATGCCTAGTGTTTATAAACCTTATGCTTGGTTATGGAATAAAGAAGAATATCAATCAATGTGTAATCAATTAAAATATCAAAGACCGACTACTGGACTTGTCTCAATCTATTGGCTGACTAATTTTGTAGAATGTGATTTGACAGTTACAGGTTATGATTTTTTTAAAACACCTAATAGATACACAATGGAAATTCACGCAGTATCAAAAACTTATGTTTATCCTAGCCACGATATTAATAAAGATAAGTATTGGATTATGAAGTGGGCAGATCAAGGACTTTTTAAATTGATATAAAACAACATTTAATATAAAATGCGTTTATGGATTATATTACAACATTAGACCCTGATACATCTAGCGGTACATATACCGTAGGAAATACATCTGCTCAATCAGGTGTAATTACAACAGGTTCAGGAAAAATTAGAATAGCAACTACTACACACGCACATATTAAGTTTGGTGCTAATCCAACAGCAACAGAAGATGACCCATTAATGCCAACAGATCACGTTGAAATATTTTCATTTAAGTCAGGCGACAAAGTAGCTTTTATTGGACACGGAGCTGGTTCTGGGGAAATATCCATAACTGCGGTAGAATAAAATGACTAAGAAACCACAAACTACTGGAGAACACATAGTAAGTTTGTATGGTCATATTACAGGATTAAAAAAAGACATTAACGTAATTAAGAATAACCATCTAAAACATATGCACCAAGACATAGAAAAAATAGATGAAAAATTAGAGAATAAATTTAACACAGTAATAAACTGGTTAGTTTATGGTCTAGGTGGTGCAATTATATTGCTTATAACGCAATTACTTTACAACATATCTAAATAGTTGTATTAACAATTATTGTATGAATCACAAAAGAATTTTAGTTATTTCAGATTTACATATTCCTTATCATCATCAAGACGCATTTAAATTTTTAAAAGCAATCAAAAAAGAATTTAAACCTGACACAATAATTAACATAGGAGATTGCTTAGACTTTCACGCAATATCTATGCACGATCATAACCCTGATCTACCTAGTGCTGGTTCAGAATTAAGTTTATCAAAAGAATACATTAAAGAATTAGAGTCAATATTTCCTGTAGTAACTGAGGTAGATTCAAATCATTCTAGCTTAGTATTTAGACGAGCATTAAAGTATGGATTATCAAAAGAATTTTTAAAAGATTATGGAGATTTCTTAGGCACAAAAAAATGGAAGTGGGTAGATGATTTAACTTTAACAATGTCAAATGGTCAAAGATGTTTTTTCACTCACGGAAAATCTGCTGAGGTAATCAAGACTTCACAAGCATATTCTATGAATACAGTTCAGGGACATTACCATACAAAATTTACAATTTCATATTGGGCTAACCCTGATAATATATTTTGGGCTATGAATGTCGGTTGTTTAATAAACCAAAAATCTATGGCATTTGATTATGCAAAAAACTTTAGAACTAGATTTATAGTAGGTTGTGGAATTATCTTAAATGGTATTCCTAGACTACTACCTATGGTTTTAAACAAAGAGGGACGTTGGATAGGTAAAATACTATGAAGAAGTGCTGTGGAAAGTATGCTTTAAACGGTCATATCTCAATGGAGAGAGCAATCTCGCCTTTAGACAGACAAGAGCAAGGGGAACATTACAAGAACGCAAAAATACAAGCTATAGAGTTCATTACAGCACATAATCTTGATTTCATTGATGGTAATATTGTAAAATACGCAGTTAGACGAAAAAAAGGCGAATCTGACGTAGAACGATATAAGAAAATTAAACATTACGCAGAATTAGCATTGGAGTTAAAATGTGGTTAAGTGCAATTAAATTAGCAGTACAAGCTGGAAGTCATATCTATAAAAATAGACAAAAGACTAAAATGCTTATGTCTGATGCTCAAATGAAACACGCAGAAAAAATGGCAACAGGAGAAGCTGAGTATCAAGGTAAATTATTAGAAGCTAGACAATCTGATTGGAAAGATGAGTTTATTTTAATCTTATTATCTGCACCGATTGTTTTATTAGCTTGGGCAGTATTTAGTGATGACCCAACTGCTATGGATAAAATGAAATTATTTTTTGAATACTTTTCTGAACTTCCTTTTTGGTATCAAACTATATTCGTAGGAGTAATTGCTTCTGTGTATGGTTTAAAAGCTACTGATTTAATCAAAAGAAAATAATTTAATTATCTCTCAAATAATTATATTGTATGCTTATGACCGATATAGATATTGTCATAACAGAATTAGAAATAGTAGTAGGGCATCACGACTCAGAACATATGGGTAAAGTGTCTTTTATCTTTTTAGATCAAACACCTGACTTTCCTAAAGTTAATTCTTTACTTAATCAAATAGAAGAACAACCTGATGCTTATGTAGTAAGACATTCAATAAGCACTACCGACATTGATGAAAAGAGTAATCTGTCAGGATTAGATTATACAATTCATTAACGATTATTTCGCCAAGACTCATCTATACCTAATCTTTTAGACAACCTTTGTTCAGCTTTTTTAATAAAGAACTCTTTAAGCCAAACATAAACTCCAAACAGAACGCATACTAAAATGATTAAGATTAATTGATTATCCATATTAGTCTCCTTTTACAAAATATCCATAAACACATCTAGTTGCTAGTCTTGAACAATCATAAGTATCATTTAAAACTCCATCAATTACAGTAGTTAAATGTTTTGATACTGCAACTAATAATCTACCATTTGGTAGTTCTCCTTTTCTTAAATGAACAGTACAACCTTTTCCAACAAACATAGTAGGAATCCATTTATAACCAAGTTTTTCTAAATATGGTTTATATACATTTTTATTTACTCCAGTTCTTGGAGAGTCATTTTTTGGATTAGCAGTTTGGGCTACTTTAGAATTACTTTGTAGTCTCCATTCTGTAGTTTGTGCATACATATCATCATAAACTTTTTGATATGATAAATTAGTTAAAATACTAATTGCTCTAACAACGCAATCTCCTGTGTCTCCTTTATAACCAGCTTTTTCTCTACCACCATCATTGTATTCAAAATCTAAACCAAAATATTCTTTTCTATAATCAATTCCATTTTTTGTACCAAGTTCAACATATTTTTTTCCCTTAATCATATTATCTCCCTATTTTAAAACTATATAACTAACGTAACCTATTATTATCATTCTAACGATTGTATCAAGTATTATAAATGTCATTGTATCTCCTTATATTTGAACAAAGTATTTGTTTTCAAATGCTCTTAAATGCCATTCTTCTTTAAATTCAATATTAGAAACATCATCTAAATCTTCAATCAAATTAAATAATTTAGTAAATACTTTCATTGGAGATTTAGTTCTACAATTACAACATTCCCAAAAACCAATATGTTTATAAATAGAATCTTGTGAGATATTGTATTTATTTTTTAATTGTTCTGGAATATCATAATACGTTTTTTGATTACAAGTATGTATTGCATCTCTATCAGGCATACACCCTAAACAAGGTTTTTTAATATATTGCACTTTATTACTAACGTATCTTTTAATACCAAATATTTTTCTATTTAATCTATATCTTTTCATTATTTATCTCCCTTTGTTGTGGGTGGCTTTTACACCACCCTATTAATTTATTTTTGCCAACTTGATTTAAAGTTAATAAATGGTTTTACAGCAACTTTTTTAGTACCGCCAACCGAATGACCACAATTATATTTTTTAGCTTCTTTAATAGCTTCAAAATAATTCATTTTAGGACTCAATCTATCTCCAACTTTAAAATTAAGACCACGTTTAAAAAAAGGT